CCGCGTTGCTGACGCTCGACCAGACGGACGTGAGGGCCCCGGCCACGTAGTTGTAGAGCGTCGTCGCCGCCGACACGATCGAGCTGAACGCCGACGTGGCGACGTTGGCGACGGTGCGGAACGCGCCGGTGAGGGCGCCGCCGATCGTCGAGGCGAGGTTCGTGATCCACCCGGTCGCCGCCGAAATGGCGCTGCCGATCGCATTGAACGCGGACTGGGCGGCGGCTTGGACCTTGTCCCAGTTATTGACGATGAGCAGCACGGCGACACCGAACGGGCCGGTCAGGATCGCCACGAGCTTCGGCCAGTTCGATTTCAGCCAATTCCATGTCCACACCAGGGCGGCGGTCACGGTGTCCCAGTTCTTGACGAGCACGACGATCGCGGCGACGAGGGCGGCGATGCCGACGACGACCAGGCCGATGGGGTTGGCGGTCATCGCCGCGTTGAGCAGCCATTGGGCGCCCGTCCACACCGTCGTCGCCGCCGACGCGATGACCTGCGCGGCCTGCCACGCCATCGTCGCCACCTTGATGGCGAGGATCACGGTGGCGACACCGGCGACGACGGCGGCGAGCGCTTGGAACGCGCCGGCGTTGTCGGCGATGAACGCGGACAGCTGCCCGAACAGCTCACCGGCTCTGGCGACGATCGGCAACAGCACCTGGCCGAGCTTGGCTTGGGTGTCTTTCCACTGGGCATTGGCCCGCTGCGTCGATCCGGCCGCGGTGTCGGCCTCACGGGCGAACGCCCCGGTGGCGTCGGCCGTCTGCTTCGTCAGCAGGGCCAACGTGGCCTGGGTGGTGGCCTGTTTGTCGGCCTCACCGGTGAGGCCGGCGAGGCCCATCTGGGCTTTCTGGGCGGCGACGTCGGCCGCTTTGATCGACACCCCGTATTTCTCGATCGGGTCGGTCTCACCGCGCAGCAACGATCCGAGGGCTTCGACGGCCGTCGCGGTGTCGCCGCCGTACTGGGCGGCGAGATCGGCGCCGAGCTTGATCAGGTCGTTGGTCTGCGGTGCGAGCTTGTCGGCGGCGACGCCCATGTTCTTCAGCTGGGCGCCGAACGTGGCGGCCATGTCTTCGTACTGCGACGACGCCAGCCCGACGTCTTGCGCGGCGGTCGTCGCGAACTTGTGGATGGTGGCCGCGGTCGAGCCGTAGACGGCGTCGACGGCGCCGGCGGCCTGCTGGGCCGAGCTCGCAGCGTCCAGCGCCCCTTTGCCGAACGCGACGAGGGCGAGGCCGGCGCCGGTGGCGGCGAGCGCCGCTTTGTCTAGCCCGGCTTTGAACCCGCCGGAAGACTTGCCGACCTTGTCGAGGTCGGCGGCCGCCTTGTCGGCGTCGGTGACCACCTTGATCGCCAGGGTCGCGGTGTTGGTCGCCACCGGTTCACCCCCGCGCCCGTTCGATGGCGGCGGCCTGCTCGTCGAGCAGGTCGAGAGCGGTCGCCAGGGTTGCGTCGTCCTCGCCCCACCAGTCGCGGGGCGCGGTCGACGTCGCCAGGGCGATCGCGACGATCATCCGGGCCCGGCTTCCCGGTTCGTAGGGTCCACCCCGGCATCGTCCTCCGCGTCGTCGTCGGGGTTGCGGGTCGACACCTCGGCGGCACCCTCTTCGAACTCGCGCAGCGTCATCGCCGGCAACAGCTTCTGCGTCTTCGTGAGGACATGCCAGGCCAGATAGTTGAGCCAGACAAACGGGGCGTCCTGCGGGGACGGCCACCCGTGTTTGGCCCGGTCCCGGTCCCAGGCGACCATATCGACATTGATGGCCTGCACGACGTGTTCGGACCCGTCGAGCATGACGACGCGCAGCGTCGGCGTGGTCAGGCGCGGGGTGCCCATCACACCCCCTTGACGTCGCCGAGGGCGGCGTCGACATGCTCGAGATGCAATGACACCGCCCGATCCTGTTGCGAGCGTGCAGCGGCCTCCAGGAACCCTCTGCGCCGCTCGACATAGGGCGCATAGCGGACACTGGAGGACACGACGGCTTCGCGGTCGGTGCCGGTGGCGGTGAGCGACGCGGCGAGACGCCCGGTACGCACCGGCGGCCGCGCCGCGCCGAGGATCGCCGACGCCACGGCCCGGTTGGTGGCGGCCAGCCGCGTCAGTTCGGCGGCGGCGGCGTCGAGCGTCGCGGCGAGTCGTTCGGCGCCCTGAACCTCGAGCCTCACGGCACCACAGGGCTGATCGTCAAGACGGGCTCGCCGACGATCGACCAGGTGAAGTCCGACCGCATGTTCTGCTTGGGTTCGTCACCGCCGAACTTGATCGGGTCGAGCACCAGCACCCCGGCGACGCTGGTGCCCGCCGCGGTGTTCGGCACGAACGTGAACGATGTCTCGGTGCCCTTGTTGGCCCATGACGTCGCCAGGATCCCGGACGGGTCCTGGACGTCTTGGAACACCTCGCCGCTGATCGTCGCCGTGTACGTGGTCGCACCGGCGACGGTGTCACCACACAGCACGACGACGTCGTCGTCTTTGTTCTTGTCCCACTCGATGGCAGCCTTGGTGACCTGACAGGAAATGTCGAGCTCGGCGCCGGTTTCGCCGAGGGTGAGGGTGCCGGGTCCGAGCGGTGTCTTCTGGGCGGTGGGCATGGCGATCCCCTTTAGGAAGCGGCCTCGAGGGCGGGCGGACAGAGGGTGTGGACGTCGACGAACAGCTCGGCGCGCACGACCACGCCATGCACGGTGGGGCCACCGGCGAGCACGTCGACCCCGACGGCTTCGTAGACGATGCCGATGCGGTCGAGGGCGACCCACACCGCGCCCTGCAGGCGGTCGAGGGCGGCGAGCTGGGCCTGCTCGGCGCCGTCGACGGCGACGATCACCTCGACGGCGGCGACCACCGTCACCGGATCCTTGGCGCGTTGACCGAACGGCGAGACGATCCACACCGTCGGCAGGGCGAGCTCGTCGGGAATCAACGCGTGCACCGAGGTGGCCTCGAGCAGGCCGGCGAGGCCGTCGACGAGGGCGGCGTGAACGTCGTCGCGGACGATCTCCAATCCGATCACCCGAACCCCCAGGCATGACGCGACGGGTCGAGCAGGGCGCGATAGCGGTCGAGCGGATTGTTCAGGACCCGCGGCGGCGACACCGCCGGCGCCGTCGACCAGGTGCCAGCCGTGTCGGCCTCGCGGTCCTTGAACCGGTAGATGTCCTCGGCGACGCCGACCGCGGCGCGCCACAGGCGAAGCGGGTACGGCGGGCCCGGCAGCACCAGGGTGCCGGTGTCGTCGTAGTAGCCGAGGTCGTCGTCGATCAGTTCACACGCGGCGGTGGTGCAGTCCGCGACGTAGGCGGCGTCGCGGTGCGCCGTGTCGAGCCGCAGCCGCTCGAGCACGTCGGCCGGTGTGCAGTACGCGGACGTCACGTCACGACTTGGCCGGCGTCCGCGATCCACGCGTCCCGGCGGTCAGGGAGGACTTGACGATGGCCTCCGGGAGGAACAGGCCGGGGGCGCCCATCCCCCAGATGGCGACGTCGGTGCCCAGCTTGGTGACGTCCTCGGAGGTGGCGAGGAACGGCCCCTCCTCGAGCCAGGCGGCGGCCTCCTCGTTGGTGACGAGGACGGTTCCGGCGGGGGCCATCGGGGCCTCGACGATCGACAGGCCGGACACGTTGATCGCCAGGGTTGACGCTGACGACGTACCGGATACGTTCTGCGTGCCGTACTGGGCTGGCATCAGGTCGGGCAGGGATCCCCAGGCGAGGAACACGTCCGACGACACCAGGACCACCGACGCTGGGGCGCCGGTCACGGTGCGGACATGGGCCGACGCGCCGAACAAGAACGCGCGGATCGCGGCCGCGTTCGCGGTCGCTGGATCGAGGACGAGAGTGTGTCCGGCGCCGGCGACGAGCGCATCGACAAACGCGTTCTCCGTCGTGATGCCGTAGGCGATCTGGAGAATCCGGTCGTACAGCGACATGTATGACGGCGACGAGCGGCGCTGCAGTTGATAGCTGACGTCGGACCCGCCGGCGTACGTCTTGAGGGTGGCCTGACCCCGTTTGAAGCTGACGAGGACACTGACGATCTCGGTCTTTTCGAGGGCTTGCTCGCCGACGATCGTGGTCAGGTCGCCGTCGTAGTAGGGCCAGTGGACGTCCATCCCGGACGTGCCCGGCGAGCGCGGTCCGCCGAGCGCGGTGATCGATGGGCGGCCCCGGTCGACGATCCCGAACGTGTCGGTCAGCCAGCCCGGCGGCACGACACCGGGGTTGTCGGTGGTGATCTGGTTGACGAACGCCCGCACCGCGGTGCGGTGCGCGGTGTAGGCGTCGGCGAACTGTCGCGACAGGGCGGCGGCCTCGTCGCGCGACGACGTGCGGACGGCGGCGTGCAGCTCGTCGAACGATCCGAACCGGGCCAGCGGCGACATCGTCGACCCGACGGCGCGGGACAGGCCGAACCGGGCGACCGCGGTGCGGACCAGGTCGGCCACCTCGGCGCGGCTGATCACCTCGTCAGGCACGACCGGATCAGGGTCGGCCGGCGGGTCGTCAGGTTCCTCGGGGGTGGCTCGGGCGGCGCCGACGGCACCGGCAAACGCGCCGCCGTGCGGCGGCCAGCACACCGCGACCCCGGTCAGCATCCCCGGCGACTCTGACGTGCGCACGATGGACGAGCCGTCGGCCGGGGCGACGTCGGCCTCGATCGAGACGTGCACCTGGCCGAGGGTGCGGGCCAGGGCGTAGGTGTCGCGGCCGCGGGCTGTGTCGGCGAGGGTGAGCGTGGCGAACAGGCCGCCGGGGCGGTCCTCGATCGCCGACGCGCGGCCGATCACCTCGCCGCGCTCGACCCCGCCAGTGGTGGGGCGGTGCCCGTCGTAGACGGCGACCAGGTCGGAAGGGGTCAGTGACCCGGTCGACCAGCTCTCGTCGTAGAACGTGCGGCCGTCATCGGACACCCGCGCCACCTCGCCCCATGGGACGAGGCACACCTCGAGGGTGCGGGCGGCGTCGTCGGCGGCGTCGACGGCGGCGCGGCGCACGATGCCGGTGTGGGCTGGGCGGACGGCGTACGTCAGCGAGCCGTGGCGGGCGATCGGGCGGGGTGCGGTCATGGTCATGCTCCCATTGGTGTCGGGGTGGCGGGCGGGTCGGCGAGCATCGTCGAGGCCGGTCGGGTGGGCGCGGTACCGGCCGGTAGCGGCGGGAACCCTTCGCGTTCGCGCACCTCGGCCGGGAGGATCCACCCGTTCTGGATGCCGACGGCGTAGGCATCCCAGCGGGCCTGCAGGTCGGTGCGGAGCAGTTCGGTGGTGTCGAAGCGGACGGTGGTGCCGTACGGGGTGAGATCCGAGAACGCGGCTTCGATCCGCGACAGGTACTGACCGAGGCCGACCTTGAGCCATTTGCTGAACTCGGCCTCTGTCGTGGCGTAGGTCAGTGAGTCGCCGGCGGCGACGTTCACGAGGGACGGCATGACGCCGAACGTGCGGGCGATCTCGGTGTTGAGCACGGCGATCGATTCGACGAGCTGGGATTCGACGGCGGACGAGCCGACCGGGGCGAGCTGCCCATCGCGGTCGATCACGGCCGGTTCGTGCCGTCGCGCCCAGCCGCCCATCACCTGCTGTTTCAGCTCGGAGATCTGCGTCGGGTTGAGTGCCTGCTTGACCATCACGGCGATCGAGGGGAACCCGGCCTGCCAGAACGACCCCGCCATGTCGTACAGCGCGGTGAGGTGCTCGGCGGCGCGCCAGCAGTCATTGAGCGGCGACGAGCCGAGCGAACCGGCCTGCGGGACCCGCCACGGCACCAGCAGGGCGCCGTTGGGGCCCACCTCGAGGCGGCGGCCGTCGTGGTACACCTCGATCAGGCGCCCGGCCGGGTCGAACACGCCATGCGCGCGGGAGGCGTCGACGACGCGGACGGCGGCCGGGTAGTCGTTGGCGTACGACGCGGTCGGGATCAGCCAGGCGTGACCCCAGCCGGTCAGGTTGTAGACCAGGCGGTGCAGGGTCTGCCAGCGGTACTCGAACGGGTCCGGGCGGATGACGATCGACGGTTGGTCGGGGCGCGGGGTGTTGCCGCGGTAGGCGACCATGGGCAGCTGGCCGACGGTGTTGGCGATCAGGTCGCGGCAGGCGACCACGATCGGTAGATCGTTCGGCGTCATCGGCGTCATCCCGGCGCGCGCCGCGATGGCGTCGGCGATGAACTGCTCGATGCGAGAGGGTCCGTCGACGGCGGCGCGGGCAGCGAACCGCCGCCGGCGGGCCCCTGTACGCAGCATCCCGGCCCACTAGGGACGTAATGGCGCGGTCGATGCAACCTGAATTACCGCAGAGGTGGCTAGACGGCCCGCAGACGGGCGCAGCGGGGGTGGGCGGTAGGTCTGGGCGGGCCATTCGGTCCTAGGCGACCTGGGGGGCCCTGCCGGCGCCGCCGCGGTGCACCCAGGTGGCGAGCGCGGCGGCGATCAACGGTCCGGCGCCCGGCTGGCGGCGGTCGAACAGCCACGAACCGCCGACCCGGCGCCGGCGGGCGGCGCGGACGGCGGCGTCGAGCAGCGGGTCGCCGTTGTGGGCGACGCCGCCAGCGAGGATCCGGTCGTACAGCAGCCCGGCCGCGGCGGCGGTCTCGCGGGTGTTCAGCCCGACCACGGCGGTGGACACCTCGGCGAGGTCCGGGGCGAGCGCGGCAGCCGGGCCCGACTGGTCGTAGCAGACCGCGGCGGGCGCCCAGCGGTCGACGAGCTCGGCGATGCGGCGGCCCAGCCACGGGCCGTGGGGGCGGTGCTCGAGCAGTTCGATGCCGATGCGGCCGTCGCCGGCGCCGGCGACGGCGACGATCACGGCGATCTCGCGGGCCTCGTCGAGCTCGACGGCCAGGACGAGGCCGTCGCCGAGGTCGACGGGGCCGGCGGCGTCGGCGGCCTGCCAGGCGTCGAGCAGCGTCGAATCGACGAGGGCCTCGGGCCAGAGGCCGAGGTATTCGGCGGCGAACGTGTCGGCCGACATCACCTCGCGGTCGGCGCGGACGATCTCGAGGTGCACGTTGCCGGAGGCGAGGCCGGGGTGGGCGGCGAGCCAGGTGGCCTCGTCGTCGGGGTCGGCGCCCGGCGGGGCGGCGTATTCGACGAAACAGGTGCCGTGGCGGCGGTCGTCGGCGACGGCGGCCCGGCCGAGGTCGCGCCAGCGGGCCAGCCAGGTGGCGTCGGTGTCGCCGGCGGTCGACACGATCCACGCCTGCCCGCCGGCGCCGGTCGCCAGGGTCGGGAACGCGGCGGCCTCGAGGTCGTCGCCGGTGTCGGGCGAGATCTCGCGGGCCTCGTCGATCACCACCAGGTTCGTCGCCGCCCCGCGGATCGCCGCGCCGGAGGCGGCGACGAGACGGAAGGTGCCACCCCCGCGCAGCGTCATGGCCTCGGTGCCGTTGCCGCGGGTGATCTCGACCACCCCGCCGAGGTTGCGCGAGGCGAGCTGGGCGAACCAGTCGTCGCGCCACATGCGGGCCGCGTTCTGGGCGTGGGCGGCGATGTAGAACGCCCGCCGGCGCGGCTGGGAACAGGTCGCCAGGCCGAGCGTAAGGGTGAGCAGCGATTTGCCGGCGCGGCGCGGGGCCAGCAGCACAACCCGGTTGTAGGCGAACCGGCCGGTCGCCGGGTCGAGCTCGCCGGCGACGTCGAGGACGTCGCGCTGCCAGTCCTGCAGCTCACGACCGAGGAGACGCGCCCACTTAGCGGCCAGGGCGCCGGTCGTCTGGCGGTCCGGGGTGCGCGGGGTCATCCAAAGCGGCGAGCAGGTCGACGAGCGAGGTGGTGTCAGCAGCATCGGGGCCTATCGGCAGGTGCTCGACGGCGTCGATCGAGCCGCGCAGCATGGCGTTGCGGACGTACCCGGACACGTCGGGGTCGCGTGACGCCTGCTGGTACTGGGCGCAGGACTCGCGGGCGAGGGCGATCCACACGGCGTCGACGTCCTCGAGCCGTCCGGCGGCGACGAGGGCGCGGATCGTGGCCTCGAGGCCGTCGGTGACGCGGCCACGGACCCGTTTCGGCGCCGGCGGGAACAGTCGCCCCTGATCAGCCGCCACCGGGCGACCTGTAACAGCGTTTCGGGGGTTCGGGTGCGATCAGGGAGAGAACAGGCAGACGGCACTCCTGGGACGTGTCGACCCCCAAACAACCGGGCCCGCTCACCACGGCCTCGAGGCACGAGCTCGTGGTGCGCGCTGGCGGCGGGCGGCAGCGATCGCTCTGCCGGCGCCACGGTTGCAGGCATGGCAGGCAGGCCGCTCGAGGCAGCACCCGCTGCCGCGGACGTGGTCGTGCAGGGCGAGCGGCGGGTCGTGGTCGACGTCGACGGCCAGGCGCCCACACCGGCAGCGGGTCGGGTGACGCCGCAGCCAGTCGACCGCGGCCCGGTGCGTCGGGTCGTTGTAGGCGGGCGCCGTCATCGGGCCACGGTGAGGCGCAGCTGCCGGTTGCCGTCGGCCCGGCGGGTGAACGTCGTCGGACCCTCGGCCCGATACACCCGTTCATAGCGGGTGTTCGCATCGGTGCACGACGGCGATGCCGGGCAGCCGCCACGACACCGGATCTCCGGGTCGCGGTGCCCGTACCGGGCCCGGGTTCCATGCGGCGGCACAACCCTCACCATGCCCGGATCGTACTGAGCGGCGCGTCAGTAGCTGTCTCCTCGCTGATGGACGGCGGTTCGTTAGCGGGTGCTCGCTGATGGACGGCGGTTCGTTAGCGGTCACTGGTCGTCTCCGTCTCGTGGGCACCGCAGTCGGCGCACGCCAGGAATATGACCCGGTCGACTCGGAACGTCTCGACGCGGTCCGATCCGCACTTGTGACAGCCGAGCAGGTCAGCACAGTCGATCGGCGGGTCAGTGTTCATCCGGCCATCTTTCCGGCGGGCATCGGTCGGCTCGATTCGCATGACGATGTTCAGACGGCACACCCTGCACGCCAGGGGCAACGTCGCGTTGCCAACCTGTTCGAGCGGACCTCCGCACTTGGGGCAACGCGTCGGCCGCCCGTCGTAGAGGTGCTCGCTGATGAACGGCGGTCCGATTGCGGGGTCAGGCGTCACCGAACACCTCGTCCACGGCCTCCCGCAGCGCCGTCTCGAAGGACGCACCGACCTTGTGGTCGCCCCTGATCCGTAGCTCATTGGCAACGTTGCGGGCGACGATGCACAAGGTGTGGATGGACATCATCCGTCGGACCTCGGCGTCAAGGGAATCGAACGGCGGTCCGACAGCGCTGTCAGGCATGCGGCCCCCATTCGTTCGGCGGGAGGTGTTGCCGTATGCGAGCCAGTTCGGCCTGACCCTGTGCGTAGCCGTGCTCGAAAGCGCCGGCGGCCCGCGGATCTGACAACGGCATGACTGGCCCTTCGAAGCTTGGTCCGGTCGGACCGTCGTAGACGGGCTGGCGAGCCTTGCGGTAGTGGGCGTGGAACTGTGCGGGTGTCGGCGACTTCCCGGCATGTTCGTCGAGGCTCAGGGTCCGGTACGCGACGGCGGCATGGCGGGCGTCGAGGGCGATGAGAACGTCACGCCAGACGTACGCCTTTGCGCCGTTGGGCCAGGTGTCGACAATGCGGGTGGCGAGCTTGCGGGCTTCGTCGTCGGTCATCCGCTGGTCCGCCATTTCTCGATCTGAGTCACGACGTCGTCTGGTACCTCAGAGGTGATGGTTTGTTTCACCGAAGAGGAGTAATACGGGTCGGGTCGGGTCGGGGTCGTGTGACTCACACCGTGACTCGCGCCGTGAGTCACGCGTGAGTCACGGCGTGACGCGCGTGATCTGGCCTGGCGGTCAGCAGCGGCCTCGCGGTCGCGTTTGACCTGCTCAGCGGTCGGATTGTATTGAAGAAAGTCGTGCATCTGGTAGTCGCCGGACCCGTCATCTATGGCGCGGAACAGGCCAGCGTTCTGCAGCGCTACGACGTCTCGTTTGCGCCCGAATCGCGCCACAATCGCGCCAGATACGCGCCCGTTGGTGCCGTACTGCGCGGCGTACGCGCCGCATCTGACCCACAGACCGATCGCCGCGTTGCCGGCGGCGAGCACCTTCGGATGGCTGTGAAACGCGTCGTCGACTTTGAACCAGCTCACGCCCAGCGCTCGCGTTCGGCGGCGGCGACCCCGTGGATCCTCTCGGCGCGGCGTAGCGCTTCGGCGAGCAGGGCGGCCAGGTTCGTGAGTGGCAGACCGTCGTGTAGAGCACCGGTCAGGGCGTCGACGATCAGCGCGGCCTCACGGGCTACGAACCCGTAGCCGTCGTACATCTCGAGGTAGCAGGGGTCGAGCGGGTGCAGGTCGGTCACGCGGCGCCGCCTGCGGCGCGTGTGTTCCATCGAGAGCAAATCCACGCCTCGACGTCGGCCCGGATGAACACGACACGGCCGTGAGGCCCCGCTGGCTGCAGGCATGGCAGGCCGAATTCGCGGCGCCAGCGCCAGATCGTCTGGCGGGTGACGCCGAACATGCTGGCGACCTGGGCGACGGTCAGGTAGCTGGGATCTAGTTGCATGGATGTCATTTGAGTAACAGAGCGTAACATCACGTCTCATCATGGCAGACGCGGGCGGCGTAGATCTATGGGCGTACCGGCGGCACATGGCCACCCTCTACGCGGAGACGACGGTGCGGCCACGGTTCGTCGTGGCGGTCGAATGGCTGGCCCGGCACCCCGACCCGGCCGCGGCGACGTTCCGCGACGTCGAGGACTGGCTACGCGACCGCGGCCTGTCGGCGTCAAGCACCCTGGCGCTGCGCGGCAAGCTCCGGGCGTTCTACGTCTGGATGCAGCGCGAGGGTCTGTCGGTCGCCGACCCGACACAGCTCGTCAAGCTGCGCCCGGTGCCCAAGCCGCGGCCACGGCCCACCCCGGAACAGGCGGTGTCGGCGCTGGCCCGTACCGGGAACGTGCAGCTACGCGCCCTGTTCGTCCTAATGGCGTGCGCCGGTCTGCGGTGTTGCGAGTGCTCCCGGCTGGACTGGCGTGACGTCGACTTGGCGACCGGGCATCTCATCGTGTCTGGCAAGGGTTCCCGGGAGCGCGACCTGTACGTGTCCCCGGATGTGGTGCGCGCCCTGGCCGCGCTACGACTGGGGAGTACCGCGCGGGTTGGCGCAGTTTTCGTGGGCCCGTCCGGGCGGCGCCTGGCGCCGTACCGGGTGTCGCAGCTCGTCAACACGTCGATTCACGCCGCGGGGTACGGCGACACGAGCGCGCACAAGCTGCGCCACCGTTTCGCGACCGCCGCGTACGCGGCGTCTGGCGGCGATCTGCTCGTCGTACGGGACCTGTGCGGGCATTCCTCGGTGGCGACGACGGAGATCTACGCGGCCGGTGTGCCGGGCCGTCAGGCGGCCGTGTCGCGCTCGCTGGCGGTACCCGCCTGAGCAGGGGTGCGTTTACTTCATCTAGAACGCGCGTCACAGCACTTTGATGGCGATCAGCACCGCGCAGACGGCGGTGACGATGTTGGCGATCGTGTTAATCGGGACCTGATCCATGGCTCACCTCCCCCTTGACGACGGTGGGGGCGGGTGGGCGGCGGCGGCGGTCACGACCTGGGCGTACGACGAGCTCGTTGACGCCGACGTAGATGATGAGGGCGACGGCGGTGACCACCTCGGCGGCGGTCAGGGTGGCGATCACGTCGAACGCCATCAGCATCGTCACGACGGCCTGGGCCAGCCCGTAACAGATCCACACCCACATCGTGGCGTCGCTGCGGTAGAGGCGCTGGCGGGGGTCGGCCCGGCCGAGCTCGGCCAGCGCGGCGTCGTCCACCGCGGCGCTCTAGGTGTCCTCGTCGAGCAGGGCGCGGGAGTTGTCTTTGGCGGCGGCGGCGTCCTGGCGGCAGTCGACAAGGAAGATGTCGGCCGACGCGTTTGGGTAGCCGACGCGGTTGCCGTCGAGGGCGTGGGCCCACACGGCCGCGGCGATGCGGGCGATGTCTTCATCGGTCACGGGGTCATCCTCCTCGGTGTGGGCGACGTCGGCGCGGAACGCATCCATGTCCCAGATGGCGGCGCCGGTCGCGTAGGCGGACTGGCCGGCCGGGTCGATCTTGCGGGACGGTGCCCATTCGGCGTGGCTGTGGATCTGGCCGTTACCGATGCCGTAGGCGTCGCAGAGCACCCGACATAGGGCGACATAGGCGGCCTGTTGTATGTCGGGCCAGGGCTCGCCAGTCCCACCGTTGCCGGCCTCGATGGCGAGGCTGCGCGAATTCATGCCGTCGTCTGGGACGAGGTGGCACGGGTCGGCGCCGGTGCCGTTGGTGTTCGCGGCGCCGGCGGCCATGACGTAGATGTCGCCGGTTCGGGCGAGGTACAGGTTGCCGACCGGGCTGTCAGGGTTGCCGTAGCAGCAGTAATTGACGTCGGGCCAGCCATCCGAGCCCGGCCCCGACGCGGTGTGATGCACGATCACGTGGTTCGGGTAGCCGGGGTCGTAGCCACCCGAGCCGCGGGCCCGGTTGACCCAGTCGTCCACCTCGATCACCGGATAGCCGGACGAGCGGCAGACGTCGGCGAGGTCGGTCAGGTATCGAGCGCCCATCGGTCCTCGAGGTCGACGAGCAGGTTGGACAGGATCCGCAGCACGCCGCGGCGGCGCACCGCCAGGCGGCCGTCGCCGGTGTCGGCCGTAACGTCGGCGACCACTCGGGCGATCACCTCGAGGCGGCGGCCCGGCGGGTCGTCGACGTCGTAGGCGTCCTCGGGATCGACGTCGCCGATCACGGCGGCGCCGGCGAGTGGGCCTGCACGGCCGACAGGATCATGCCGTCGGTGATCACACCCTCATCGCCGCCCGGGTTCTCGTTGCCGGCGGCGAGCGCCGAGGCGTAGGCGGCCTCGATGTCAGATGCCGCGGCGACGGGCCATCGCAGGCTGTCAGCGGCGAGGATCGGGTTCCCGTCACCCTCCTGGGCGGCGGCGGCCTGCACGCGGCCGACAAACACCTGATCGTTGACGCATTGGTAAATCGTTCCGTAGCTCATGGTCCTCCTACCATCCGATCGCTAGCACTGAGACGTCGATGAGCACGTTGCTGGCGATCACGGTTCCGTTGGAATTGAAGCAATAGAAGTTGATCCCGGTCGGGCCGACGTTGGCGCGGCCAGCGAGCTGGGCGTAGGCGAATCCGGACACCGGGATCGGGATCGCGGTGGCGAGGCCGTTCGGAAAGATGCCGCCGCCGAACAGCACGGTCGCCAGGCCGCTCGCGTTCGCATAGCCGTTGAACGCGGTCACGGCGATCGTGTACTTGGCGGTCGCGGGTGGGACCCCGCCGAACGGGGCCATCGCCGACAAGGTCTTGATCGCGATCAGGGTCGGGTCGATGGCGTTCGCGAGGGCTTTGATCGCGTCGGCGCCTGCCGCCACCGGGTCGGTGGGTTCGGGATACGGCAGCGTGAATTTCGTGGTCGTGCCCATAGGTCAGCTTCCTCGTTTCATGCGGCGACGCCGAACAGATCGAACCATCGGATCGTCGGGTCGAACTGCTGCCACTGCCACACCGGGTCCAGCTCGATCCATTTCACCGAGGCGCCCATGCCGGTGTGGGCGGACGCGTTGAGGGCGAGGCGCCATGCGCCGTCGAAGCTGTAGGTGCCACCCTCGAGGTAGGCGCCGACGGTGTGTTCGCCGGGCCACAGGTCGGCGTCGTTGACGATCAGGGCCCGGCCGAGGCGGGTGGTGCCGTCGAGCAGGTCGAGCACGTCGGTGGTGGCCTGACCGGGCGCCGGCGGGGTCAGGCCGACGTCGAGGGTGAGGCCGGTGGTCCGCCAGGCCAGGGTTTCGGAGCGGTTCACGATCCGCTGGGCGACGGCCTCGGCGTCGGTGGCGGTGGTCAGGCGGGTGGTGACCTGGTAGCGGCGCACGCCGTAGCGGGTAACGGTGGCGGGGTCGGCGTTGACGGTGACGGTGCGGTCGGTGGGCGCGGGGAGGCCGTCGTCGTTCAATGTCTGCTCGGACCAGGTGGCGTCGACACGGGTGAGGACGTCGGAGACGTCGCGGACCCAGGTGATCGGATCCAACGGCAGGAGGCAGCCGTCGAGCGACGTCGCGCCGCGGGCCTCGTCGACGGCGACGATGACGACCAGGGCGCCGACCATCTCGAGCTCGCCGGTCTGGGCCCGGTTGCCCGGGTTCTCGATCCACAGATACGGGCCGGTGGTGGCATGGGTCGCCGACCACAGGACTCCGTCGACCCCTTGGGCGTGTTCGGCGATCAGGGAGGCGGCGGGTTGGTTGTCGACGTCGAGCCAGGACACCACCGAGGCGCCGAGGGGGGCGTCGATGCGGGCCGGTTGCACGACGCCGGCGGCGGTCAGGATGTGATCGACCCGGGCGGTGAGCGGTTCGGCGGGCCAGGGGACGTCGCCGACGCCGCGGTTCTCGAGCTGGGCGAGCTGATCGACGGCGGTCACCTCAACCCGCAGGGTGCCGACGCGGTCCATGGTCGCCGCCAGGTCGGTGACGACCCCGGAGAACACCAGGGCCGGGCGCAGCACTGCGCCGGGCGGCACCTCGAGGTGTTGGTCGTCGACGCCGACCCCGCGGTAGTCGAGCCAGGTGCCGGGCGCGCCCGTCCACGGGCCGGGCACGATCGTCCACGGCGGGCGCGGCCCGACCTGCACCCGCAGGCCGAGCCACCCGGTCGCCGCGCCGGTCGCGATGGTGGTGTCGCCGCCGATGACATGCCAGGCGCCGTCGCCGGTGACGGTGTAGCCGAGGCCGACGTAGGCGCCCGGTACCGCGGACGTGGGCCCGGTGAGCAGGACCGGGGTGACGGTGACGTCCTGGTGCAGGTCGGGGCGCACGGCCAGCGACCAGGACCAGGGGCGGGTCGGGTCGAAGCGGGCGATGGCGTCCCACACGGTGGGGTCGGACGGGTTGAACGGGGCGGGGGGGAGCAGCATCCACGCCGAGCTCGCCGGGTCGTAGGCGACGGCCCGGGCGCCGGCATGTACCGGGGTGGTGATGGCGGTGGCGGTGCCGGTCTGCACCGCGACCCGGCCGGTGGTGATCGGGCCCGGCGGCAGCGTCTCGAACCCGGGGTCATGGGCGACGTTGGTCGGGGTGTCGGTGGCGATGTCGCCGGTGGCGGTCACCTCGAGGGCGGTGCCGACGTCGAGGGTGCCGGTGAGAAACCCGGCGCCACCGGAGCGGTCCTCGATCAGGGCCCGACACGTCGCCGCGGCCGGCTGGTCGACGGTGGTGTCACGGCCCCACACCACCTCGACATGGGCGAGCGCGGTCGGGGTCCCGGCACGCAGCTCGGCGCCGGTGTCGGCGAACCGCACCCCGCCGACGGTGAGCACACAATCCGGGGTCACCGCACACCGACCAGGGCGCCGCCGACCCCGCCGACGCGCCGTGACCGGGTGCGCAGGATCCGCTCGATCTGGCGGGCCACGGCATCAGGATCGAGGGCGCCGGTGACGTTGATGACGATGGGCGCACCACCGGCCGTCGAGAACGCGCCGCCGACGGCGTGGGCGCCGACCCCCACCGCGGGGGCGGCGTACCGCGCGGGTGCCGGGGCCGGCGGCAGCATGAACGGGTTGAGCGACGACAGCATCCCGCCGATGCTCGGGACCTTGATCTTGCCGAGCCAGCCGATCAGCGACTGCACCGCCGAGATGACCGAGCCGATCGCGCTGGACACGGCGTTGATC